AATTCAGTTGCACAACCTCGCCGATGATCTGTCGGCCCGTGCCCGGGTGTGCCTGCGGGGCGCGGCCAACCTGGAGCGCATCGGCAATGCCCGCGGCGCCCAGTATCAGCGCGCCAAGGGCCTGCGATATCAGGGCATCACGGACGCGGCGGTGCGTCGCCTGGGGGCTGCATGAACAGCGCCTATTTCATGGCCCGAGCCGCCCAGCATCTGGCCTGCACGACGAACGTGCAATCGGGCCGCTCGTTCGACTTCACCGGGCACCAGGTATCGGGCTGCCACGAATGCGCCGGATGTGACTCCCTCACGCGCAATCAAGACCTAGGCCTGGTCGATGGTGCCGCGACGATTCCGGGCACCGTCATCTTGAGCCATGAGGGGCAAACAAAGCTGCGCTGGCGGTGCCCTGGTTGCGGTGCCTATGTCTACGAAGACACCGTGCCAATATCTGCCATTGAACATGCCAAAACAGTTGCGGCCGATCCTTTGTGCTTCGCCTGCCGTCAACACCGCAACTAACCACCCCTCCCCCTCCCGGGGATAAGTCCGATGGGCAAAGGAGAAGAGATGCAAGACCACTATTGGATCGTTGAAGGATGGACCATGGGCCAGCGCTGGCAACTGTTGAGCGTCCACGCATCACGCTCCGATGCTCGGCGTTCTCAGCACGTTGTACACCCCGACCTGCATACGCGGGTACGGAAATTCGTAGCCGCCTAGCCGATATCTCCCCCCGGTGCTGCATAGCAGCCGTAGCCGCACGAAACGCGGCGCTATCAAGGAAGCGTCCTCTAGTGAAGCGCCTTGTCCGCGACGTAGCGCTGCCTAGCGGATGAAATGCGGTCTTAGTAGGGTGCTTCCTTGATGGCAGCAGTACCGCCCAGGCGATGGGCTATAGCTCCGGTAGTGGGTCCGGATCGACACGCAAGGCTACAGGTGTTCGGAATAGCGGGTCACTGGCGCAAATCGCCGTGGCAATAGGCTCCCGATGCAAACACAAGGGCACCAAACCCGGGGATCGCATCCGGGGCCATCAGTATCGAAAGCAGATGCACTATGCCGCGTCCTGATTTCCTAGGTTAACCAGGGGAAAGCGTGGCCGCTAGTGTGCAGCGAGTAGGCGTCCGCCCTGGCGACGTTAAAGGCCAGGACTCCCCACAGACGACATTGCGGCAGCGCCTTAGCCACGCTGCGCCACTCAATCTTCAACACGCGAAAACGGGTACGAAAAACCGGTGCTTTATCCGGGGCGCAGTGTCGTCTGTAGGGGGTGAGCAGCAAACCAGCAGGCACCGGATCATGTAATCCGGCCAGCCAGGAACAACGGGGATGATGTGCCGCTGGCCTCCCCGCCGCTGGCATACGGGTAGCTCCCGGCCACCCTCTCCCTCTTACGCAGCCCCTCCCCTCCTTCAAGCCTTTCACGCCATACCGCTCAGTGCGCATCAGGCGTGGTGTGTGGTTGGCCGTGAGGAACCGGCTAGGGGCTGCACCTTACAAGGAACCACCATGGACAGATGGCACGGAGACGAGCAGTACGAAGTCCTGACCGCCACGGTGCAGGACGTATGCCAGACGCTGGGCAATCCAGCCAGCTGGGATGCAGATGGGCATGACGCGCTGTATTGGGTCAAGCGGCTGGACGATGCGGATTTCTTCGCCAACCTGAGCCACGCCGACTACATGTCGATCCTGTACGCGGTGATGAACAGCAATAGCCAATGGTGCTTGGCCCTGCAGCGGGATATCAAGCACGCAATCAACATCGAACTGGAGGGCTGAGTGAGCGCCCAAAACGGCAACATACTGGCCCTCTTCCCTGACGGCCATTACCTAGCGGAAATTTCGAACGGACTCCGCGCCGCGCATCAGGACGGACGTCGCGCAGATTTCAGGACTGGCAGCAAGACAGAGATCGAACTGCAGGCCAGCTATCTACACGACACGATGGACGAGATGCACAGCAAGGTAGTAAGTGCCTTGCAGGCCGCCGGAGGTGCCCAATGATCCGCCGCCTCCTTCTCGCCCTGCTCCAGCTGGACCGCTACGAATGGGTCGGCGTTGCCTGCGGCGCCGTGTTCATCGGCGGCGTGCTGCTGGCCTACGGCGACCGCCAGCAGCGCGACGAGCAAGCCCAATCCACCCTCACCGCCTGCGAAGGCTGCGGCAAGACCGTGGTCGTCGCGAAGGAATGACATGACCCAAACGACCGAACTCGCCGAACTGCCGCCCCAGGAAACCGCGCTGGAGGTGTATTCGAAGCCCAGCGGCCTGGAGCCCTGGCTGGAGAAGATACGCGCCGAAGTCACTGGCCATGTGCCAGACCTCAAGACCAAGAAGGGCCGGGACGCCATCGCCAGCCTGGCGTTCAAGGTACGCAAGTCCAAGGCCGCGCTCGACGCCCTGGGTAAGCAGCTCGTGGACAACTTGAAGGACGTGCCGAAGCGGATCGATGCCGAGCGCAAGCGCATGCGGGACACGCTGGACGCCCTGGCAGATGAGGTGCGTAAGCCCTTGACTGAGTGGGAGCAAGCCGAGGAAGACCGAATCCAGCGCCACAAGGACGCGATTGAAGGCATCGTATCTCTGGCCGTCAACTGTGGCGAATCGGTGGAATCCATCCGCGCAGCCGTCGCAGCGGTGGAAACCGTTGCCATCGGTCCAGAATGGGAAGAGTTCGAACCGGAAGCCGCCAGAGCGAAAGACAAGGCGCTGACCGGTCTGCGCGATCGCCTGGCTGCCCGCACAAAGTATGAAGCGGAGCAGGCGGAACTAGCCCGCTTGCGCGCCGCTCAAGCCGAACGTGAGCAGAAGGAGCGAGAAGAACGCATCGCCCGGGAAGCCGCCGAAAAGGCCCAACGTGAAGCCGAGGCCCGCGCCCAAGCGGAACGCGAAGCCGCGATCAGGCGCGAGCAGGAAGCCAAGGCAGCCGCTGAGCGCCGGGAACTGGAATTGAAGCTGCAAGCGGAGCAGGCAGAAAAGGCGGCAGCGCAGGCTAAAGCCGACCAAATCGCCGCAGAACATCGCGCCGAGCAGGAACGCCTGGCCGCTATCGAGCGAGAGAAGCAAGCCGCCGAGGCAGCCCGACAAGCAGAGATCAAGCGCCAGGCTGACGCCAAGGCAGCAGAAGAAGCCGAGGCCCGGCGCCGGGAGGCCGACAAGGCGCACAAGGCCAGCATCAATCGCGCCGCCCTGGATGCGTTCGTCCGGGCTGGCATGCCCGAAGACTGTGCCAAACAGGCGGTCACGCTGATCGCCAAGGGCCAGATCCCCAACATCCGAATCACTTACTGAGAACGCCATGACTGAAGTTATCGACGCCCCGGCCCGAGCAGTGGTCACGCAGCCCGAGCCGACCGCCGGCCAAGTCGCCGTACTCGCCGCCAACTCGCCCATGGGCATGATGATGGCTGCCGTCAAGCAAGGCATTCCCCTGGACCAGATCAAGGAAATGATGGCAATCCAGCGCGAATGGGAGGCCGATGAGGCACGCAAGGCCTTCAACGACGCCTTCGCCGCGTTCAAGGCCGAGAAGGTGGACGTCATCAAGCGCAAGCAGGTCGACTTCGCCACCTCGAAGGGTCGCACGCAGTACAAGCATGCCGAACTTTCCGACCTGACCGACGCTGTGGGCCCGGCACTGGCTCGCCACGGATTCTCCTGGAGCTGGACGCCCGAGCAGAAGAACGGCCGCATCTACATCACCTGCACCCTGCAGCACCGGCTCGGCCATGAGAAGTCGGCAACGATGGATGCCCCCGCTGACGACAGCGGCGGCAAGAACACCATTCAAGCCATCGTCTCCACCACCACCTACCTAGAGCGCCACACCCTGAAGGCGGTTTGCGGAATCTCCGAAAAGGGCGACGACAACGACGGCGCGGGCGCGGACGACGCGGCTTATGACCTGCGCGACGAATGGATTAGCAAGCTGGCCCAGGCGGAAACGCTCGATGACGCTGCCACGGTCTGGCAGGAAGGCTGCAAGGCGATCGAGCCGACTAACAATCTCGCCGCTTTCGCCGCGTTCAAGAAGGCATACGGCGACAAACGCAACATGCTCAAGCAGGAGATCACATAATGGACCTGATTTTCCATAAGGCCCCTCAGGGAACGCCCGAATGGCTGGACGCCCGCCGTGGCGCCATCACTGGCAGCCGATTCAAGGATTGTCGTGACAAGCTGAAAGGTGGCTCTCCATCCAAGAAGTGTCAAGACTATGCAATGGACGTCGCGCGCGAACGTGTTGGCGGCCGCGCGCCGGAGATATTCGCCAATGCCGCGATGCGCACCGGCACCGAACAAGAGCCATTCGCCCGTGCCGCCTACGAGGCAAAGACTGGAAACTTCGTGGAAGAGGCCGGATTCATCACGACCGAGGACGGCCTATTCGGCGTGAGCGTGGACGGCCTCGTTGACGACGACGGAATCATCGAGATCAAGACGATGGTTTCGTCCGGCACCCTCTTCACGGCCGTGGTAGACGGTGATATCAGCGCATACACCGACCAGTGCAATGGCGCCATGTGGCTTCTGGGCCGCAAATGGGTTGACCTCGTTCTGTGGGCGCCCGATCTGGAGCCCATCGGGCGGCAGTTAACGATCATCCGGATAGAACGAGACGACAACGCCATCGAAGATTTGGAGGCTGACCTGATGGCGTTCGAGCGCATGGTAACCAATTACGAAAACCTGCTCAAAAAGGAGGCAGCTTAATCATGGCCCAACTATTTGGCCTCGCCCGCATCGGCCGAGACGTCGTCGTACGCCGCACGCAGAACGGCGAGTCCGTAGCTAACTTAGCTCTGGCATTCACCTATGGCAAGAAAGACGCCGACGGCAGGCGCCCCACTCAATGGGTGGACGCCTCGCTTTGGGGCCAGCGCGCTGAGACCCTCTCGCAGTACCTAACGACCGGCGTCAAGGTCAGCGTCACCATCGATGAAGTGCACATCGAAACCTACGAGCGCCAGAGCGGTGAGCGCGGCGCCAAGCTCGTGGGCCGCGTGTCCAACATCGAATTCGGTGGCGCGCCACTGCAGCAACAGGCCGCCGCGACGCCGCCCCGCCAGCAACCGGAGCATCGTACCGCGTTGCAACCCTCTCAAGCATCAACTCTGGCCGACATGTCGGACGACGTGCCGTTCTAGACCCTACGCCGCGGCAATTTCCCAAGGATAAACATGAACGACACGATCCAGTTGGATCTGGGCGGCGGTTCGCGCCTGGAGGTCCCTGCACGCATTGCGCTTGATGCACTTTTTGAGCGCTTGAGTTCCACTCCTTCCCGACTGTCCAGGCCGGCCCTGATCGGCGCCACGCTACCCGGCCAAGGCGGGATCTACGCCGGTGACATTCTCGGTGATGACGGAACGGTCTACGGGCTAGTAGTGGCCGAAGATGACCTGCAAGGCACCTACCAGTGGAGCCCAGCCGACGGCGAGATCAAAGCCAGCAGTTGGGACGGACTGGTCAACACGAATACCCTGCTCCGTCAGTCCAGTAGCCACCCCGCTGCCCGCGCGGCTAAGGCCTACAGCGCAGATGGCCATGCCGATTTCTATCTGCCGGCCAAGCGCGAGATGCAAATCATCGCCGCCAACCTGCCGCACCTGTTCCAACTTGAGCCCTACTGGACTTCGACGCCCTGCGGCTCCTGCCACGCCTGGGCGGTGGTCTTCGAGAGCGGCGGCGTCACCAGCTGGGACCGCACCAACGAGTTCCGAGTTCGTCCCGTCCGCAGATTTACCTATTGATCCCTTTACCCCTTGAGCGGGCGAAGCCCGCAGGAGACTCGCATGACCGCGACCGCAACGACTACGCCCGCCATCGGGCAAGAATGGCCCGAACAGGGCGGACTCTTCATCGGATCCCGTCTGATTGACGGCGTACTCCACCACCGCATCATCCCGGGCGGCGTTGAGTTCGATCTGGTAGATGTCGAGTTCGATGACCTGGCCGACGCAATAGCTGAACGCGGCGAGGTCAACGGCCATTCCGACTGGCAGGCGCCGGACCAGGAAGACATGATGCTGGCCTACATCAACGTGCCGGAGCTGTTCGATAAGGACGGCTGGTACTGGACCGCTAAGCCCTGCGGCTCCTACGGCGCCTGGGCGGTGGACTTCGAGTGCGGCACCGTCTACGACTGGAACCGCCACAGCGAGTTCCGAGTTCGTCCCGTCCGCAGCATCATCGCTTCATCCATTTAACACTTTGCGGGCGTAGCCCGCCATCGCCATGGCCCTACACACCGACACCAAGATTTTCAAGGCGACCTATGACTTGAGCCTTTTGGTAGAGAAGCTGGTCGCCAACATGCCCCGGAACTACAAGGCCGTCTTTGGGAAGCGACTGCATGAACAGAGCTTTGATCTGGTGATGCAGGTTTACCGGGCAAATACCGCAGCAGACAGAGCACCCCTAATCCGAGTTCTTCGGGAAGGGGTGGAAGCCGCAAACCTGTCTCTGCGTCTGGCTTCCGATCTTCGGCTTATCTCTCGTGGGCAGTATGGCGAGGCGATCGCACTTACCGACAGCATCGGTCGCCAGGCTACGGGATGGCTGAAACACTCCGAGAATGCGCTTGCTGCCATGCCGTCACGGCGGCAGGGCCAACGCGCTTAATGATCTGGTCACGCCGCTGGCCCACAAGGCCACCGACATGCGCACTAGAGGAAACCAATGGCTACGGCCGTCCAGGTCCCGCGCAGTTTCTCCGCTGATCCGGCAAGCCTTCGGCGGGGCGACGTGGATAGCGTGATATCTCGCCCTACGGCTCCTACAACGCCTGGGCGGTGAACTTCGAGAACGGCAACGTCAACAACTGGAACCGCAACAACGAGTTCCGAGTTCGTCCCGTCCGCAAATCATGCTTGGAGTTTCTATGGATTCTAGCCATTCGTTCGCGGAGCTGGTGCAGGCTTACTTCGACTGCCGCCGGCTCAAAAGGAATACGGCCAGCGCCTTGCGCTTTGAAATGAACCTGGAGCGCAACCTTGCTGAACTTGACGAGGAGCTCCGATGCGGCGCATACCGCCCCGGTCGCTCAATCTGCTTTGTGATCACTCACCCCAAGCCGCGTGAAGTTTGGGCGGCCGATTTCCGGGACCGAGTGGTTCACCATCTGCTTTACAACAAGATAGCGCCCCGCTTCTTGGATGGATTTATCGCTGACTCATGCGCGTGCATCCCTGGCCGCGGCACGTTATACGCTGCCAAGCGCCTGGAGTCCAAAGTTCGCAGCGTGACGCAAAACTGGTCCAGGCCGGCGATGTACTTGAAGGCAGATCTAGCTAACTTTTTCGTCAGCATTGATAAGCGGCGCTTGTGGTTACGAGTGGGTCGAAAAATCCCGGAGCATTGGTGGCACCGCCTTGCCGCCCAGATTCTATTCCACGACCCGAGGCCAGACGTTGAGGTGCGCGGAAACCGAGCAACTCTCTCGCTCGTTCCGAAGCACAAGCGTCTGGGAGAAGCGCCGGATTACTGCGGGCTTCCAATCGGAAACCTGTCATCCCAGTTCTTCGCCAACATTCTGCTGGACGGCCTGGACAAGCACGTGAAGCACCGCCTTCGCGGTCGTCACTACGTTCGATACGTGGACGATTTCGTTCTTTTGCACCCTTGCGCGCAATGGCTGACCCAAGCCTTAGATTCGGTCAACGCCTATCTGCCGAATCTCGGGCTGGCACTGAACCCACGCAAGACCGTCATCCAACCCGTCGACCGCGGCGTCGACTTCGCCGGCCACGTGATCAAACCATGGCGTCGGGAAGTGCGCCGCCGATCCGTTAGAACCGCCCTGAGGCGGATAGAGGATCTGCCGCAGGAGCAGGTATTCGAGACTGGAAACAGCTACTTGGGCCTACTACGCCACGCAGACGGACATCGGGACCGCGCTCTGATTGCGAACGCACTGCGGAAGCGCGGTCATTTCATCAACGCGGATTTGACAAAGGCCTACCGCTAGTCCGACCAAACTCTAGGAGCTATCGCCATGCGCCACACAGACAAGACGTTCCTCAACGAGGAAGAGTGCGCAACCCGACGGGTACTCGGATATGGAATTGTCGGGGCCTTAATAGGGTTGACGATGATAGTCGCCCTTGCAACCTGGTTGATTAGGCAATACGCCTAAAGCCATATTCCAAAAAGGCGAAAGCCCCGCGGCAACAGGGCTTTCAGATTCAGCCAACGCCCTAACTCAGGGGCTCATTCGAAAACAAAGGCAATGGCTGTCGGCGAAATTATAGCGCCGGGCCACGGCATGGTCAATCTTTGACGCCGCCCGCAACGGCGTCATCAACACATCGAGGCGTGAAATATGACCCCCATCCCCGCCGGCTGGAAGCTGGTAGAAGCCCTGCGCGAGTCGCTGCTTTGGACCGCAAGCAGCCTTGCCGCCGTTGGTAAAGAGCAAGATGTGATCACGCTGGAAGGCCGCAAGCGCACCATCGGCGAGATCCTGGACGAGGCCAATGCGGCTCTTGATGCGCCTTCCCCCGCCTCTGTAGCGCCTGGGGATGCGCAGGCTGTGGCCTGGATGAATCCCGAAACGCAAGACGTGATCACCAACGAGCGGAAAGTCTCCTG